ATGGCTATATCAACCGCGTGGCCAATAGTATTGCCAAAACCACAATGCGTGGTCGCGGTAACATCATAATTGCATCTCTGGATGTAATTTCTGAGTTCGAGACCATGCGTCACTGGCATTCGGCCGGTCAGTTGGCTGGTGGTAATCCATTAGCCGGCGGGTTAGCCGATGTCAACTTGGGCGCTTCAGCATTCATGGGCACCTTGGGTGGGAAATACAAAGTATATTGTGACATGTATGCCGCATCCGATTACGTTTCTATCGGTTACAAGGGCGGTGAGTGGGATACCGGTATTTTCTATTGCCCATATGTTCCTGTGTATGTCAAGAAGGGCATTGGTGAGGAAGACGGCCAGAATCGTATTTGGTTCCACACCCGATACGGTATGGGCGAGAATCCATTTGGCCCCGAACTCTATTACAGGATGGTTTCAATCACTTTATAAGGATAAAGGCGGGGCTGGGAGTAGAAATATTCCCAGCCCTTTAAAAATCTTGTAAGGAGGAAAACAAATGGATGTAGATCGTTTCAGATCGACAGTGCACAGTTTGGCTCGGCCAAACCAATTTTTAGTAACTCTTGTTTTCCCGTCCGGCAGTAATTCCCAAGACCAGTTTTTGTGCAAGGGTTCTTCGTTACCAACAAGAACCATTGGAACATATAAAATTGGATTCATGGGTAGAAAAATTGTCATGCCAGGCGATTCCGCATTCGATACATGGTCAGTTGAAGTCTACAATGATATCAACTTTACAATAAAGAAAAAGTTGGAGGCTTGGGCTGAATTAGTCAACGGAGCTAAAGATAACATTTCGGTTATCAACGCTAATGATGTGAAACGCAACATGCGTGTAGATCAGTTAGATGGTGACCACAATGTTATCAAAACCTATCATATGGTTGGTTGTATTCCACGAAATGTTGGCGCCGCCATTACATTGAATTGGGACACAACCGATTCAGCGGAAGAATTTGGTGTGGATTTTGAATATGATTATTGGGAATCCGAGTCAACAAGAGGAGCTAAGTTATAAGAAATTCGAGACGTTTGAAAATAAAGGGAGGAGAAATCCTCCCTTTTCTTTTACTATTTTATATATACTTTATATGCGGGATATGAGTAATATAATTCGAGCTTATGAATATCGAATTTATCCTAACAAATTGCAAAGAGAACAATTAGAAAAAGCATTTGGCTGTGCGAGATGGGTTTACAATTGGGCACTAAACAAAAGGTCTACTGCATGGACAACAGAAAAGAAAAATGTTTCATATCTAAAACTTGCAAATGAGCTCCCTATTTTAAAAAAACAAGAAGAAACAAAATGGTTAAAAGAATGCCCATCCCAATGTCTTCAAATGTCTTTACGCAATCTCGATAATGCATACACTAGATTTTTCAAAAAGCAAAATCAATTCCCACTTTTTAAATCAAAGAAAGGAAAACAATCCATTCAATTCCCAAATCATCCTCAAGTAGTTAAAATTATTGATAATAAGTTGTCTATTTCAAAAATTGGCTTAATGCACATTGTCATTGATAGAATATTTGAAGGTAAAGTAAAAATAATTACAATTAAAAAAACCAAATCTGGAAAATATTATGTCATCTTCAATGTTGAAACTAATCAAGTAATTCCGACAAAACAAAAAATTGAAAAAAATAAATCTATTGGAATAGACGTTGGTGTCAAATCATTTTTAACTACATCTAGTGGATTGAAAATTGATAATCTAAAGTTAACAAAGAAATATTCGACAAAATTAGCGAAAGCACAGAGAAAATTATCTAGAAAACAAAAAGATTCTAACAATAGAGAAAAGCAGAGAATTAAAGTAGCAAAAATCCATGAAAAGATAGCAAACACTAGAAAGGATTTTCTTCATAAAGTCACTGCAAAACTAACTAACGACAGCCAAGTTAGTACAATTTTCATAGAAGATTTAAATATTTCTGGTATGTTAAAGAATCGTTGCTTAGCAAAATCTATTCAAGATTGTTCGTGGTCAGAGTTTTATAAGCAGTTAGAATACAAATGTTTGTGGAAAGGAATTAATCTAATTCGTATTGGAAGATTTGATCCATCATCTAAAATCTGTTCTAATTGCGGTGTTGTTCATAATAATCTAACACTAGGAGATAGAGTATGGACTTGTGAAAGTTGTGGAACTGCACACGATCGCGATTTGAACGCGGCTAAAAACATACTAGCATTTGGCTTACATCCGCAAATGCACAATACGGTGGACTACACCGGAATTCACGCTTCTGGAGATCGAACCACTACTTGTCAAGCAATTGATAAGCAAGCTCGGTCTATGAAGGAAGAATGCTCAAAGAAATTGAAAGATTTTTTGACGCAGTAGTATATATACTTTTGTAAGATGTTTAAAGCGATAGATGATTTCACGTCAGCAATTGATGGCGTTGCCCAGCCAAATAGGTATGAAGTTGAATTTTCTAGACCGGCCTTTTTAACTGCTTTTCCCAAACAAGAGTACAAATATCTTTTAACTTCAATAAACCTGCCGGGGCAGGAACTTCGCACAAATAGTGCTCATTTTTGGGGGATGAAAAAAGAAATAGTAAGTTCTTTAGATTTTGATCCCATGACGGCCACTTTTATTTGTGATAAAGATTTAAAAATAAGAAAAGCTTTTGAAGAATGGCTGGATGAAATTGTTAACAAGGGCACTTTTACTGTTGGATATTATGAAGATTATGTTTGTTCTATGGATATATATTTGTTAAATCGGAAGTTAGAAAAAATTCGTAGATATCATATTAGAGAAGTGTATCCGGCAAATCTTTCTGATATTTCTTTGGGATTTGATAAAAATGATGAACCGATGACCTTTACCGTAACATTAAGATATTGGGATTATGAAATTGAGAATCTAAACAAAAATGGTTAAAGTAAAATTATAAATAAATTTAAAAGGAGGTATATAATGAGCGATATTCCAAATGTTGTTTCGGAAACGTATTTAAAAAAATTACTTTGTTCTGGGGAAATGGTTAAAATTCGACCAGCTATGGTTAAGGAAGAACGAATTTGGCTTGTTGGTAAAGATTCTGAAAATCCAAAGGATTTGGTTGAAGCATTGGCAACTGTTACTCAAAATTGTATTGTCGATCCTCCAAATTTCAAAGTTCTAAACATGGGGTACAACGATTTCATATGGTTGTTTTTAGAAATTATGAAAGTATCAAAAGGAGACACAATTCATCTTGAAGTTGAATGCCCAGATGAACAATGTGGGTTTGTTGAAAAAAGGATGCCATTTAAAATTAGTGAAATTACAACCATAAAAAATCTCGGGATTAACAAAAGTAATATTGTCAAGTTATCTGACGATCAAGGGGTTGAAGTTAAATATCCAACTTTATCTTACATGCTTTCTTTAGACCAAAAATCTGAATCAACTATCAAGAAAAATCGCAAGTTACAAGAATATGATTTAATTCAAAATCATATTCTTGCATACTTGGATAAAGATTCACGTTATCCATTTAAAAATACTGAACAAGCCATTGAATGGACTAGTAATAATCTTACATCTAAAAATATTGAAAAGATCAAAGAATGGTTTATGAATGAACCCACTCCCGTTTTCAATATCAAGTGGGAATGTTCAAAATGTAAACGGGAAAACAAGATAGAAGATTTTCAACTATTACGTTTTTTAGGATTGTAGTTGATTATAGTTCATTAACGGATTATTATAAATCTAATTTTGATTTATTATCAAATTGTTTCAAATTTTTTACGTTAACCGAAATAGATAATATGTTGATATATGAAAAGGATGTATATAGGGCTTTGATTCTTGAACACATAAAAAAGAAGAAAAGTAAAAAATGATTCTCTTATAAATACAAATGAGGATCATATAGATGAACAATCGATTAGCTGAATTTGAAAGGGATATGCGTAAGAAGATTCAAATTATATCTGCTAAAAGAATTACTTCAGGAGATTTTTCTTCTGGAGCGTCGACTTTGATAGAAACAATGAATGAATTAGCAGATAATATTATTCTATCTGAAACGCCACAAGAATCTAAGGAGAATTTAGAGTCACTTCGTAATGTAAAAATTACCATAGATACATTATCCAAAAATGGGCAGATAACACCCGAAGAGTTTTCTTCATTAAATAAGATGTTAGAAACTATGAAGAAAACCGCCATCGAAGAATTCACAAAACGTGGGGGATTTCGAAAAAAAGATAAATTATTTACTCCCGATCAAACATTAAAATCAAAAGTAAAAAAGCAATTTACTGGTTCCAGAAAATATGCAACAATGGCAACTGTGGCCGGTGTGGCATTTGATTCACCTTTACTTATTTTAGGTGTACAATGGTTGCAAGCCAGAAAAGAGAAAAAGGAAGAATTAGAAAAAGCAAGAATAACGCAACAAGCTGATATCTTAAAAGAATTTGGAAAACGAAATATTCGAACTGAAGAAAATAAAAGAGTAGCCGAACTTGTAATCAAACAATTCAAAGATAACTTTACAAAAACAGAAGAAAAACTAACAAAGGAACAAGAAGAGGCTTTAAAAAAATTATCCGAAGAAGAAAAAAATAAATTAGTAGATGAAGCTATTAAAAACTTATATGATGCTTTATCATACGAAGATATTTCTACAAAAGGCAAGAAAAACAAACCTATTAAAGATGTTGTGGATAAAGCAATCGGCGAAATTAAATCACCTGAAGGTAGACAACAATTATTAGAATTCTTGGTTAAAGATAAAACTTTTAAAATACCTAAAGCAAAAAAATCCACTAAAAGATCTGAATCTAAACCAGATGAATTTGGTGGAGGTAAAGTAAGACCCGCCAAATCGGGTGAAGATTATACAACAACTGCTTCTGAAATTGAAAAAGAACTTGGTTTGGAAGCCGGGGCTTTCGATTTAAAAGCCAGTGCAAGCCGAGTTGAAGATGAATTAGGATTAGAAGAAGGTAGTTTAGGTGTTCCAGAAGATTTAGAAAATATTGCAAAGGAAAGAATTAAAACTGAAAAGCAACCTTCCGCTTCTACTAAAGGAGTGGCTGCATCCGAAGAGCAAGCCGCATTAATAAGTAATGCGATGGCTTCTCTTTTACCTGAGGGAGAATTTTATAGATTGATGGAAGATTTCAAAACATCTTTCGAAGATTATAGTAAGAATTGGCAAAGTGTAAATACAGAAAAACAAGTTGAGGATAGAGATTTTTGGCTTCAAGATATTCACGATTATTTAGAAGCATATATGGATAGTTTGGGAATTAAAAAAGGCGGAATAAAAAAATCAAAAGATGAAGGAACATCAGCTAAAAGTGGTGGGGGTATCCTTAGTGGTTTAGCTGGCGGTTTAGCATCGTTTGCAAAAGGAGCATTACCAGCAACGCTTGCTAAAGGTACTGGAACATTAACTGGTGTTGGTGGGATTGGAAGCGTTGCTGGTGGATTAGTTTTAGGAGCGCCGATTGCCGCTCTTGGTTTATACATGAATGCTAAATGGAAAGAACAGCAAGCAGTTGAAGATCAAGAGATGGCTTCGATAGTTAATAGTGTTCCGCCAAATAGAAAATATGCCGCGGATAGAGAACGGTTATGGAAAGATTTTTCTAAGATAAATGGAATTACAAGATCACAAGAAATTGAATGGTCTAAGAATTTAGATTATGAAAATAGGCGCGATCAAATCAATGGTTTAATTTCCAAAGTTAGAACGGGGCAACTTGGGGGGGATTTAAAACAAAAATGGTTATCCTTTTTAGCCGCTAAAAGATCCGGAATTCCGACTAAAGTTTCTCAACCAGTTGATATGCCGAAAGCGTCTGAAACAATCCCCTCAGCAATGCCTATGCCATCAACAGAACCAACAGCACAAGAAATAACAATACCTTCCGCTGAAGTTTCTCAACCAG